ATGTTTCACGAATCATTTTGCACTCTGTTCTGGCGCGAATTTAAAACCCTTAAGCAAGGCGCCGAGTTTTTTCACGTTACCAAGCCGACGGTTGTTCGTTGGTTAGATGGCACCGTTCCGGTGAATCCGATGGCGGAAAAACTTCTACTCATCAAGTCACTTGGTTATTTGCCTAATGACATCCGTTGGTCTGGTTTTCGAGTTTGTGAGCAACGTGCTGTGTTAATCACACCATCCGGTCGTGAGTTCAGCCCTAAAGAATTGGAAAGCTTTGTGTTTTGGCGTGACGAGCATCGTCAGTTTGTGGAAATGTACGGACATTTTGAGTATCCCAAGGTTTATCCGGCTAAAGAAAACCTACTGCCGTTTCGTGGCGGCCGTCGAATGAAAGCCGCCGAATGGATACCCTCTAAACAGCGCAATAGCTAATTATGCCGCTATATGAACTCTCTCAATTCGCTCTTTGAAAAACTCATAATCTGGATTTTCCTCAGTTAACGTTGTTTCTAAGGCCAAAACCAAAACAGCATACAAAGAGTCGTTTGATATAGAGTTCTTATAGCCTTTCTTTTTTGAATACTCGTTTACAAACTTTGCAACAGCAGAAAAAAGAAAATGCCCTCTAATTAAGTCGTTAGGCAGATAGCCTTTGGAGTGTATTTCCTCTACGACTAAATCTCGGTTAAAGTCATCAAATTTAGCTGAAAGCTGCTCAACATGCGTTTCCATTTTTTTCTTACAAATTAAACTACTATTTTTAGATCTCATAAACCTACTGGCATTGTCCCCAACGACTGCAATTCCATGACTGAATTTTGCATTATGAACATCGTATAGAACCAAATCTAAACAGTTGGAGTAAAAGTCATTCAACCAACGGTTAATGTCTTCCTGTTTAATGAGTTTTTTGCTTAGTCGTGAAACACGGCTTATTGCTTTTGCTATGTTTTCAACGGTTATCATGGTGTTCTCGATGGCGTACTTGGGAGTTCTAATGATATTAGGATGCTCCTCTAAACACGGCGACAAAAAGCCAGTTAAATCCGTATCACACGCTACTATTGCGGTCGTAAGCTTTCCGTTGTTAATTTGCTTAATATACGGTTTTAACGCGGTGCAGCTCCCTACTTCTTGAATTTCCACAGAATGCTTAGAGAACTTCTCAAACATCAACTCCCAAAACGGTATGTCATCCTTACCTTCAACATAGACCATTACATCTACTGAATAGAATTGATTTACGATATCTTCAGCTTCTGGAGAATAGAAAAAATCATCTGACACGAATAACTTTCTCCATATTGCAAATCGAATTTTTATATTTGGATGCCACTTCCGGGGAATGCGTTGCCGCAATTACTTGTGCATTTGGATTCAGCCTTTTAATTGCAGGAATAATTTTTCGTTGCCAAGAGATGTGTAGAGAAAGTTCAGGTTCATCCGTTAAAAATACGTATGGTTGATTTCTTTGCAGCAACGTTTCTATAAATAGGATTAGAAGTTGTTTCTCACCTGAGGAAAGTGCATCAAAGGCAATGCTGCCTAGCTCATTACTAACACCCAACTGGCCGCTGTCAAAATGAAATTCCTTGTCGGTTATAAACTCTTTTAGAATGCTGACAAATAAGGTAATAGGTGCATACACTTTCGATGTGCGCTTTTCGGCATTAAGAGACATCTCGATGATTTTTTGTGTGTTTCTATATGCATCAAGAGCTGAAAAATCGATTTTATCAATCGATGGGGCGGTTTTGTTAGTTTCCGCCTGTCGTATGTAGGCTATCGTCTCATCAATTTTATCTACATGGTTAGCGATTTTTTTGCGCACTCGTGAATCTATCGCATTTAAACGTATAAACGCAGACGTTAAATCCTTCCTCTCTTTTTCCCTATCGAACTCCCGCGCAACCTTATTGTTGCTCTTGTCATCCTTGGTGTACAATATTGACGAAAGCACCTCTTTCTGCAAATCCGAAGCTATATGCCTAGCCTCTTGCGAGAGCTCAAGTTGAAAAGTAGTAAGGTACTGCAAAAGTTGAGTGAGTCGAAAATCAACTGGATTGATTGAACGAGTTCCATTTCTGTCTCTAACCTCCAACTCCTCACCACTTCTTAGTCTATACACTGACAATGACGATAAAGAAACTAGATTGGCCAATTCACTCCTCAAATCTTCTGATTGCTCGAAGGCTTTTCTTTTATGGAAGGCACTAAACCTTCTGTCATCGGAAGCGAACAATCTAACGGAGTATTTTTTGCGAGAAATTTGATACTCAACCATCGGTGGTGATAACGGGCCGTTGTCGATTATTTTGGCCTTAATGGTTTTTCTTTTTTGTCCGTTCCTTAGCTTAATCTCAATAGATTCAAAGTCGTAAGTGGCGATTTCATCAATACTCACAGACAGAACAGACTGCAATATATTCATGAACGTGGTTTTGCCAGTGCCATTTTTACCAATAATTATGTTGACGTCTTGGTTAAAATCACTACTAGCGGTAAAACGATGCCAAAAATTGTTAATCGTTACGCTTTCTAATTTGTACATTTTATTATCTACTATGTTTTATGAATAGAGCCACATAGCATATGGTATCATTGGTGATATTTTTTTAAATCCCAAACAACAAAAAGCCGAACTCTATCACTAATTGTTCGGCTTTTTATTTTGGTATCGTCATTAATGACGTTTCGAACCAGTTCGCACGGTTTAAGCCTTAACTTTCATTGTTGCGCGTAGCCGTTAGAACCAAAACACTTTCTCGCACATCTTGCAACCCTTGAGTAAGCTGCTTATTGATAGCGATTTGGTATTTGAGATTCATGCCGATAAGTACAAACATGACCAGCGATTCAGACGAAAAGCCCAAGCCCGACAAGGCGTTAATTAAGGCGTTTTCCATCCAAGCCCCCTACTTTTTTGCTCGGCTTCCACTTGTCCGGCAGCGATTCATAGGCACCAATCACGGCAGGAATCGCCAAGCCAACCGCACCGCCAAAATTCACGCCCGTATCGGTCATTTCCACGCTGAATAAATGGCCGTAGCCCGTTGCTGCAGCGATAACAGAGCCGAGAAGCGTTAAGCCTTTTATTGTTGAACGTTCAAACATGTTGTGTTTCTCCTTAAACCAGATTGACGCCTTTCAGCACCGTGTGTTTGCTGTAATGGCGACCCACTTCCATGATGCTCATGGCGTGAAGTACTTCGACCAACAGCGGCTTGTTGTTCACTAAATCAATGCGCTCATCCATACCGACGCCAACGCGACCCGCGACAAAGCGTGCATAATTGGCCGTGTGGTTTTCGTTTGGTGGCGCAAAGCGGTGAATGATTTCGGTTAGTGTGTGCAGTTCGTGGCGTAGCTGATAGTTACGCAGCAAAATGGCTCCCGCACGAAAGCCCCATTCGGGCGCTTTAAAGGTTTCAAAGGCTTTATCACGTGACGGTGTAACCTTGCCTTTCCACGCATTAGAGGCAATGCGAATGTTAAGCGGGTTATGAATGCGGATCCCGCGAACGCTTGATGTGGTTGAGGTTGTCATAGTAAAAGCTCCCATCCCTAGAATGACAATGCTTAATAGTAAAAAGTGCATGCTATGCCTTTACGTGGGACGGCAGTTCTACCCACTTTAATGGCACTTGGGTTTCAAAATGCTCACCGCGAATCAAATCGTAAAAGCTTGTCCCTTGCGCGATTTCGCCTTCACCACCTGTTAATGGCAAATGGAAAATCAAGTTATCGTCGGCGTCATAGCCTTTTAGGTTCCAGACGCAACCAGTAAACGCTAAACCGCCGATATTCGAAACCAACTCACCTGGGGTATAAACCACTTCGATATGGTGTTTGTTGCCATCAAATAGCCAACCCGCTGTATTCAAGGAATTGACCGAGTTACCGTCAACACTCATAACCCCGACTGATTTGGTCATGTCGTTGATGTATTCGGAGGTCTTTAACGGACTGGTATCATCGACATGATGTCGGTTAAAGAAGCTAAGACCGTAGCCCGCGCAGTACATGCGCCTTTCTGAAGGAAAGTTACTCGTTGGCGGCACAATGTAATTGTGCGGTAAAAACCTTTCTTCTGAGTAAAAGTCGAAAGTCAGCTTTTTAACGAAAACCTTTGGGTCTGGTGTGACGTTCAAGATAGGCATTCTCGATAAATCTATCGTTTTTGCATCCAGAAAGATGGCTTTAACTGGTTCGATTGGCTCGCTTGGTAGCTGTTTTTCTAGTCTATCTAGCATGTCTGCAAGATATTCAATTTTGTTGCGTGGGTCGCCGTTGGGTAGATTCTCTCGTACTTGTCCCATGCGTTAAATCTCCATAGTCGTGACGGTGTCACCCGCCGTGCCTGTTAAGGTCATGTCGGCCGTGCTTTCGATGGTGATGCGCTCGCCCGCTTCCAGTTCAAACGCATCAATAAACACCGAGGCGCTATTGGCTTTCGCCGCCTTAATCGTGATGGCTTTGCGTGTGGCGTTTTGCGCAATGTTGTGCGGGAACACGCTCACCGCTTCGGTGATGAGGTTTCCACTGACTTGCTCGTTAACTTTGACCACTTGCGCTGCTTCAAGCGTGACCGCGGGCAATGCGGACACTTCCACCGATGGCAACGATTGAACATTCACGGGCTGAGGCGCTTTGAACTCAACAGGCGGCAACGTCGTGACGCCGAGCTGTTGATTCGCGGCCAATTCAACCTCGGGAAGTTGATTCACTGCCAGTTGTTGATTGGGCGCGATTTCTACCGCGGGTAAGTGTTCAACCGTCACGCTTGGCATTTGTTCAATCACCACGTTCGGCAGTGCTTGAACCACCACGCTTTGACCCTCAACGGGCGGCGTGAACATCCCAAAACCAAATTGAATTTCAATCTGGTTGTCGGTGCGGCTTGAAATAAGCAAACGCCCGAGGTGTTTACCCTCGCCCACGTTAAACACCGACGACTTGCCAAGCGTGACGCGCTCACCGGACGATTCCCGATAGATTTCAATCTCAGCTTGCGCCGATTTCAGATACAGCCAATTGCCATCAGGCGTCAGCGGGATGGCTTGACCCGCTAATAGTTGCGTGTTCATCGTTTTTTCACCATTACGTAGCCAAGCACCAATACAAGCACAATCGCGAGAACGACCATCATCTTGCTTGTTTCGACTTGCCCGCCGTCCTGTTTGAATTTCGCCAAGTCCATCATGGCTTGCAGGTTCTTCGAGTTCTGCGCCGCTTGGTTGCCCGCCAGTCCCGCCAACATATCGAGGTTTTCGCTGTTGGTTGAGGCATAGGTCGCCAAGGAATCGCCCGCAAAATCGGCCACTTCATCAATGGCGGTTTCGGCAATGTCGTGCGTGGTGTCCATCGCTTCAAGCGAAATGCGCTCATTGCTGTTGAGCATCTCGCCGCCAAACTCAAAGGCTTGTTCGCCAAGCTCCATTGCGGCGTTCACTGCGCCGTGGTCGGTCATGGTGGTGTTGATGGTCGAGTTATTAACCCCCGAAATCGCTACACCGAGGTTATCGCCACTAATGGCATTCTGACCGCTGACGTTAGTCGTGTTACTGGTATTGCTCGATTTTGATTTAGAACTACCCATTTACTGCACTCCCAAATCCAAACGAATAAAGTCACCGTCTTGCTTGGCGGTGACGCCAATTGAGCGCACCAAACGAGCAACGCCATCAAAGGCGGTGTCGGCGGTCATGGATGACATGCCCGCCGCTTTCACCACTTTGCATAACTGGACAATCCCCGAACGCAGACCGCGACCCGCGACGCCCCATAAAAAGTAGTTATCCCCGTCTCGCTCACCCGCAATGATGAGATCATTTTCATTGCTGATTAGGCGATACAGACTCACGCGGCCATCCTTGACCGCTTTGCACAGTTCGACATACGCATCAGGGCAAGCGCGAAACGCGGGCTTGAGTTCACCAAGCGCACGTTTCGATTGCGTCACGACTTCAATTACTTCTTTTTCCATAGCAACACCGCCGCAATCACAATCACTACAAGAATCATCAACGTGGTGGAATTGCCCCCGCCCATATTGATATTGCCTACCGAGAGGCTGCCACTTGATTCACCATCGGCACCGCTGACCGCGGGACCACCGTTGGCGCTAATTGGCATCGAGCCGGAATTACCTAAAAGCCCACCAATCATAATTTGAATCCTTTCTTGTACAGGACATAACACACCAGAAGCAGACCGAGCACCCATCCGATGCGGTCAAAACCGCCCGTGATTTTGATGCCCGCCCATACGCCCACCGCACCCGCAATCAGGTATGGAATAAACGGCATTACTTCTTCCCCTTAGCGACGTAGAACATCGCCAATAACAACAATACGAACAGCATCCCCATCATCAGGTGCGTGGTGGTCACCCCCGCAAACGCGGAGGTGTACACAGGCTCACCCGTGGGTTGTTGGTAGTCGTTATTGTGCTTTCGCTGTTCATCTGGGTTACTCGACTGGACGCGGTCTGCTTCGTTTTCAATCTTCACGCCAAGCCAGTCTTTGCCTAAGTCGGTAACGTCGGTCATCAGTTCGCCGCCCGTTTCTAGGACGCCGTCCCAAATGGAACCCCACATGCTTTGCTCTTGCGCCATAACGCCCCCTTACTGCGCGGTAGGCACCGCCACTTGTTCGATGGCTTCAATCAGAACCGGAATGCTACCCGGTGCCGTTTTTTCCACTTCAAACGCCAGTTGTTTCATGGCCGCCGTTGGCAAACGCGCTTCGCTACCAAAACCGCAACGCGTGAAATCCATCGAGAAGAAGCCCGCATTCTGCTCACGACCCGCCGCGGCTAAGTCGTAGGCGTTATCGCTCTTGTTGACGTTGAGCTCTTCACGTTCATCACGCAGGACGCGAACGCGTTCAATCGTGTTGTCTTTGAGGTGCAAACGCTTGATAGACAGCGCCGCGCTACGCTCGGCAAAGTCAAACGGTGTGCGACCACTCGATGCGGCGTACCACGTTTGGGAATAGATGCGCGGCATGTAAATGCGTTGGCTTTGCGCCGCCGTGGTATGAGCACGAGCACGAATCATTGGTGCCGCGGCACCCGCTTTGGCTTTTAGCTGGATGTACATAAACCAGATTTCGCCTTGCAGCGTCACAAGCTCACCTGTACGGATACCCAGCTTGGTACGCATCGACAAATCCGAGAAGTTCAACACGTAGCGACCCGCTTGCACGTATTCTTTCTTGTGCTCTTGCAAGTCGAACAGGTCTTGACCCGTCACGTTGACGATTTCACGGCCGTTCACTTTTACCGTGATGCGCTCAATGTCTGCCGCGTCGAGAATGTCCGTCACCAGTTCAATGTTTTGGTAAGTTGGACCCGATACCAAGCGCAAGGTGGCTTGGTTGCCCCAGTTCACACCCTCAACAGGGTCAAGCTCACGTGGACGCGGGTTAAAAGGTTGTTTTAGTGCTTCCATTAGAACCACCCATTTTCGCCGTTAAGAGTTTCACGCACTGGATTGAGCACGCTGATGTTGTTGATAGCGGCAATCACGATTAACGTGATAATCAGTGCCATCAATAGGTTTTTGTGTTGCTGTTTCATGTTGTCCCTTTCGGTTGTACACGGTTAAAAAGTGATTTCATGAAACAGGGAAACGGACAGGCTTGGAAGTGAGAGCAACCTATAGGTTAAGTGACTAACCTATAGGTTGAATGAGCGTTGAAATTAACGGTGAATGGTGCCCGTCAGACAGTTAAATGAGGACTTTTCCACGTTGCCGATACCGTCACGAACCAATAAATATTCGGCAATCGGCTTGCCAATCGCGGCTTTGTTGTTTTTGGCTGACTTCAATCCCGCCAAGGTATCGACGCACAAACCCTTTTTATCCGCGAGCCATCGCGCATCGGCCATCGAGTTGACCGCACCAATCCACCAAACAGGCGATTGCTCGGTCACGGTCTTAGGCACTTCCTGCCCGCGTTGGAAAATCGAATGCAGCACAAGCCCATATTGACGCCCACCGCGCCACAATTCGCCCGCTTTGCCTTTGAGTTTGCCGGACGTTTCCACGCAGCTTGCCAGCTCTTCGATGATCACATGCAGTTGTTTGGCGTCGCCATTACCCACCGCCCACACTGCCGCGCTGAAAAATTCGAGTTCCTCACTACACGCGCCATCTTTGGGAATGTACGCCAACTTGAACGACTTGCCGCGTTTACGTGCCATCACCAAGGCTTTGACAAACGCCACACGCGAGTTGGTTTCAAGGCATTGTTGGCCGCGGAATTTCGCCCCCGCGTAGTTGCGGTAAGGGTCAAAAAAAACCGCTTGCGCGGCTTTTGGCACTAACCCCAAGTGCTTAACGGCGGAGGTTTTACCCCCGCCCGTGCCCGCCACATAGATGACATGCTCGGCATCGTGTGACGGGTTGGAGTTGACCGGATTGGGGAATTTAAGCGGCGTCTTTTTCTTTTTGCTCACGCTGTTTTTCCTCCTCAATGGCTAATAGTTCTTTTTGATATGCCATGGTTTTCTTGGCACTGTAGACCAGCGACAACACCGCCAAGCCTAAAACGGCTTCTTGCATGTAATCACCAAACAGCGACGACACGCTATCACTGTGTTTCTCCAACACAGGCAACGCAGCATCAATCACCGCCGCTTTGCCTTTTTCGTCAAACTCAAAATCCACACCGGAAATAATCGACGTCGCTTGCTCAGCAATGGTGAACAGCACCGACAATGCGCCCTCGAACATTTCACCCGCGGGTTGGTAGTTGTCCTCGTTGGCGGCTTCGGTTGGTAAGTCGGTTAGTTCGCTGACTTCGGTTTGTTCCAGTCCGCTGATAACCGCGGAAAAGTCGCCCCAATCATCTAGCTCTGGTTGGTTTTCCATTTCATCCTGCATTGGCTGGCTCTCCCTGTTCGGTATCTGGTTCGGTTGGTTTCTTGGTTGGCATCAGTTGGCGAATCGCCCAAGTCAGCAAGGCGACAAACGCTATCCCCGCTAAGACTTTTTTAACCGGAAACGGCGGCTTTTTAACAGGCGTTGGTGCGGGTTCCGCTTCGGTTACTTGCTCGGTTTCAACGCTTGGCGCTTCCGCTGGTTCAGCAGCCGCAATGCTAGGCATATCAGTGCTTGCAACGATTTCGGGCACTGGTTCAACCGTTGGCGATTCAGCCTTAATTGTGACGGCGTCACTCACTTCTAACTGTTCAACCGAGTCAACCATGTTGGATTCCACAAACGCGTTAATGCTCTTGCTCATTGGGCTGTTGCCACAGCTCGGACACTTGTAATACAGCAGTCCTAAATTGCGCCCGTTTTTGGTGGGTTCGCCCTCGGCAATCAGTTTGCCCTCACCGACGCGATGCACGGTAGAAGCCGAGCTACAAACGGGGCACGATACGTGCCCGCGAATTGGGTTGGGATGTTTACTCATCAGCGGCCGCCTCGACTGTTTCCAATTGCTGCATGTTGCCTTTGACACAACCACGATACTTTTCACGCACCTTGTTGTTGAGCTTGGTTAACTGCTCGATTTGGTCGAACAGCGTCGGATTCAAACCAAACGCTTCAAGCGAAAAATTACCCGTCATGAGCATCTTGCTTGCACGCTTGATAATCGCGTTGGTGTCCATGTTTTTGAACTGGCTCAACTCCTTTTCCACACTGGCGTTGAGTTTGTCGGCCGCATCGAGCGCGGCCATTGCTTGCTGACATTCTTTAAGAGATAGCATTTCCATTGTTTAAGCCTCGGCTAGTTCTTCATCGGTGTTCGGTTTGTTCTGAATCTGTTTGTTGACTTCTTTCATCCAGACCAGCAATAGACGCCAAAACACGCCGCCTTTGCTGCGCTTCACTTCGGCTTCTATTTCTTGGGTGATTCTGTCGATGTTGCTCATTGGGTTGTCCTTACCTAGTTGCTGAAATCGTTGTCGCAAGCAATATCCCAAACGGGTTAAATCAGTCGTAATGTGTTGTTTTGTAATTTGATTGAACAATATTGGTCGATGGAAACCGTCGCCCCATTCGCCAACGGCTCTAATAGGCATTTCACTCCCTCAAAGCTCCATCCGGTGAGCTTCTTCAACTCTGTAATGAGTGGGGAGTTACAGTTATTTTCAGTGCTCCAAGACGTCGCTCCGCGACTTTTTAAAAGACGCTTTACGTCTTTCGTTTGAACGAGCGAATAGCACTCGCTGGCGGTTTCGATGACTTGACCACACCACTCAAAACCAATGATTTTTTTGATTGGTTCGCCGTAGTCGTTTTTGTTTTCTTTGTAAGCCAACTTCGCGCCCTTAGCTAACTGACAAAACAGCGCCCATTTGGATGAGTCTGCCGCTTGTCTCAGTTCTTCTAGCTGATCATCTTTTTGGGTTTGTTCAGCTGTCGCTCGGCGTAAACTGCGCCACAAAGACACAGGCTCACCGCCAAATTGCTGAAACTGGCGAATGCGATGCACCGACGCCCAAGCGCGCACTTTAAATGCGCTTTCTTCGGCTTCGGTGTCTGGCATGTGTTTACCGTTGATGTTCTTCGAAACGTACTTGGCAATGTACGCCGTTGCGCCGCCCTTGCTTGGGTCGGCCTCTTTTACGTCAAAGCGTGGCGTGATGTCGTCGCCCAATTCCTCACGGTCTGGCGCAATCGCCTCACCGCGTAGAATACGAATGATGTTGGCTTTGTCTTTGTGAGAGCAAAACAAGAAATAGTGCGCGTGACTGGTTGCGTCTTTGTGTGGCTCGGCCACACGAAAGCCAAAGTATTCAATTTCTAACTTGGCCAACTTAGCGCGAGCAAGTGACCATTGGCGCATTAACTCGGCGTGTCCATCTTTGACGCTTGAGCCATCCCACTTTGGAGAATTGCGGTGATAACGGCTTGGCAGTGTCCACGTAATGAACAGCGCGGTGTATTCCAGTTCGTCAGCCAGTTCTTCAAAGCCACGTGAGCGAACCATCATTTCAATGCGTCGATTCTCAGGGTTAGCAATGGTGCGCTTTGCTACTTCCTCTAATGGAAAGTGCTCGCCTGTTTCCTCGTTGTACACGCTCATCGACTTCATGTACTTCTCGGATTCTCGTTGCTTGCGCTTCCAGTTACTAAAGGAAATCGCTGACACGTATTTACTTTGATGGCCTTTGTCACCCACACGGCTCATCGTGATTTGGGCGTACTCGATGTAGTCACCACGCAGACGCAGCAAACGACGTTCGACCCACTTTTCCGACTGCATTTTGAGTACCGCGGCTGTTAGCATTTGCTCTAACACTTCAACGTCTTTCACTTTGAAATTCACGTATGGTGGCTTGATGTGAATGGTCTTAAGTAACGCTTTTTGCTCAGAATAAACCGCGGCTAACGCCTCAACAAAAGAGGCGTAACCTTCGGCATTTAGACTTGATAAAATCTCGGCGCATTGGTCGGCGTACTTCTCCGCGAATTTGGTCAGCGCATCGTCACGCATCAAAATGTTGTGCGTCAATGGCTCGCTATGCGCACCCTTTCGACTGTCAACAAACGAGTAACGATTCTCGATATGGTGAGCGCACTTCAAGCCAAATTTCACCGCGTCTTTGGCGGTTTTAATCACGTTTTCACGTGTGGCGTTTTGGCGCTGTGTACGCGCCTCAACTTTACGGCGCACATCGTTTCGAACTATCGCTGGTAAGCGTGGGAAGAATCGGCGTGAAAAGGCGCTTTGATGAATGGCATCATTGGCGAACGTCTTGCCCGCCATTTTGATTTCTATGGCTTTGGTGTCGAAATCCATGCATCCCCCTGATTAAAGGGAAGAATCCGCGCCCACTTGGGGCGCTTCATCTTGCTTGCGGATTTCGTGTAGTGGTTGGCCGTTGTTTTGCGCGCCAAGTGTCGCCATACGGTTAGCAGTAGTCGTAATATCGGCTAAGGTGTCGTTTTGTGCTTTGATGCAAGCGACAAGCGTCATCCCTTGGTAAAGCCAAAGTGAGGCTTCAACGGCTTCAAGTTCAAAACTATCGAAGTAGATATGAGTTCCGTTGTCTTGTGATGCAACAAGTTGGCGCTGATTGCGGCGTGATTTCCAGATACTCAAATTCATGCTACAACCCCCTGACGAAAACGTGTAGGAATGTAGGTCTGTTTCTTCTTAGGGAATTGCTCGGCGAACTTCTCGCGTAATTCTGCGATTTTACGCAGTGATTTAGCCGTTTTAATTGGGTCTGGATTTGCACACCCTGCCATATCAGGGCAAGGTAAGTGAATTGGGTTTGAGATTATACGTTCCATGTTCATAGCCTCCGCAAGCTGTCTCTTTTTTGAACATGGCAACCGTAAACGAATTATTTTAAACGTACAAACGAGTTAAACTACTGAAATAGCACGTAAGATGCTCTACAATTTAACAATCTTGTTTCTTTTTTAAACAGTTACTAAATGAACTACACAAACATACTTTTAGACAGAGTAAAAGCTAAGTACGAACTGGGCTCAGACTACAAACTAGCTCAGAAACTTGGCGTTGGTCGTAGTCGCGTAGCCCACTGGCGCGCGGGTAGCTGTTCTATGGATTGGGAAATAGCCTTTAAAATCGCTGACTTACTGGAACTAGATGATCAAAATTTGGTGTTCGGTTTGATAGATGATAAGTACAATAACCCCCGCTTAATCAATGCCTTACAAGCAGGCGCACCCGTCTAACCTATATTAACCCTTTCACATATAATGCGCACTGATATAGGGGTTCCTGTGGACTTGCAATCACTAAGGCTAATCCAGTGCAAGCCATTGAGATTCCTGACAATCCAAGCCCATTAAACTTTTTTGCAATTCCTTCCCATACTGCTTTTATCTGCGGATTATCATTGCGATCAGCGTGACAACCCAACAATGCAATCTCAGGGTCTAAACCTGATTGCTCTGCAAGAAAAATTGCTTGTGTATCAGTCATATAACGCTTTCCTTTGCGGAAATCACTGATTCTCTGCGGCGGTACATTCATATCCGCTGCAATTTGTTTGTCTTGTACGTAACTTTGAGCCTTTTTGTAGGCATCTAATAGTTTGTTCTGATACATACCGCTTCCTCCGTTTCCGTCAGTTTAGCTTATCAATCACCATTTTTGGTGTCTTGCGCCAACCAATTTTGGTGATTACGCTACTAACCAAATTTGGTTATTCAATCAGTATCAGACCGCCTTGGCTCTGGGCGTTTGCCCTTGACGCTTTCGCGCTTGGCTTTGGCGGTCGCTCTCACAGCTAGTCAAGGTGGTTGTTATGTCAGAAGTCTCCAATACAAAAAAACTAGAAATATATCTGAATCGCGCTTGGAGTTTGTTCCTTGTCTCGGTTATTGCGGCGGGTATTTATTTCTTTGGTTCCCTTATCTACGACTCGTTTGAAATCCCATACGACGATTACGAAACTTTTTCGTTTTATCTTGACCATGAGTTTTGTGGTGATTTGGCTCGCGACTATGCCTCTGACGGTCGCGTAACCGTTTACGAGTATCTGGTTGTTTCACATTGCTCTGGCAAAGATGAGAAGCGTAAATTCTACTCAGAGCTTGAGGCTCAATAATGCGTGAACTTGTTATTGATTTGGCATCAGGTAAACAAGAATGGATTGATTTTGTTCCTGTCCATTCTTGGGCTTCTTGTGAGCACATTCCTGATAACTTATTCGACCATCGTTTTGAGTACGTCGACCACAGATTCACAACGCCTGAGGATTTCATTCCGTCGGCTGTGAAATCGGCAATGAGTGCGCCAATCTACTCACACGACCTGTCAGATTTTATTGAGCGCCCTACTTCCAACCCTTGTTTGGACTTGCCGAAATCATTACACCGTAACGGCGACTTCGCTCGACACATGACACGCGCTTACACCGACATTCTGAAAACACGCAATGCTTTGGAAGCAGTCCGCGCGGTTAACGACGCTCACGACCGTTTGACTGAGCACGGCTACAGCTACGCGATGTCGGATGAACAAATTACCAATCTAGCCAAGCGCAAATCACGCGACTTTTCTCGTGTGTTAAGTGCAATTCCGCTTGAAGAATCACAAGCACGTTTTGATAAAGCGTGTCTGCTTCTTGATTCATTAGGCTTGGCATTCTCACCTGAGCAAATTCAGTACGCAGAAAACAACTGTGAACTTTTCGCATTGGTGAACCGTGCTCTTGATGAGCATTGGCTTGTTCGTCAACTGCGCCGTAAATGTGCTTACGAGGTTGAATGTGTTGCGCGTGATTTAGCGCTTGTTCAACGCCGTAAGCAAGTTTACTGCTCGGATTTTTCTCTAAGCCGTCAACGTGATCGCAATACGTCTAACCGTATCGCGCTAGAAAACACGATTGCTTACGATGAGGCTGACCCGTCTAACTACTTCACACTCAGTGAGCTATCCGCTAAGTCGGTTTCTAACGCTGAGATTCGCCGCGCTGAAATGTTCGTTCGTCTGCGTGGCTTTGAGGAAATCGCTCAAGAATCGAATCACGATGCGGTGTTCTTCACGGTTACGGCTCCGTCTCGTTTTCACTCTGTTTCTAAAGGCGACATCAACCCGAAATGGCTTGAGGCTGGCAAACCTGATGCGAAAGCGGCTCACGCTTATCTAATGGGCGTTTGGGCAAATCTTCGTAAGTCGATTGATAAGAGCAAAATCAAGGTTTACGGGATGCGCATTGTCGAGCCTCACCAAGACGGCACACCGCATCACCACTTGTTGCTGTTCATGGAGAAATCCGCACGCAAATTTGTGACGTCTGAGTTTCGTCGTCTTGCTATGGCTGACTCTCCTGACGAAAAAGGTGCAAAGAAAGCCCGTTTCAAAGCCGAAGTTATCGACTGGTCGCAAGGTTCAGCCGTTGGTTATGTCGCTAAGTACCTGAGCAAAAACATCGACGGTCAGCACATTGATTCTGACAACGGTTCGTCTTTGTCTGGCTCGGATGCGGCGGAACGTGTCGTGACTTGGGCGCGTGTGAATCAAATTCGTCAATTTCAATTTATTGGTGGTCCATCTGTCACGGTATGGCGTGAGCTTCGTCGTCTTCGTGATGAATTCAAAGAGGACGATGCTTTGTTTACAGATTTATCTCAAGACGAACACTTTCTATTAGAAAAGGTTCGCCGCTCTGCTGATGAGGGCGACTGGAAAGCGTTTTGTTACGCAATGGGCGGCGTGTTCGTTAAGCGCAAAGACCAACCAGTAAAAGCGGAATATTCCGTTTCAACCTCTATCGAAAAACTGATTGCTTCGGGCGGTGAATACTCATCGACTCGTTACGGCGATATGGCTCAAGCGCGTTTGAATGGCTTGATGTTCCATAAGATTTTTATCGCGACTCGCTTCCGTACTTGGAAGACTGAGAACAAAGAGCAATTCATCCGTGCTCAACAAGGCATCATGTCTAACGTGGTCGATTACTTCGACGCGCTAGAGCGTGAAAAAGAATACGAGCGTATGTATGACGACCTTTACGAGCAATACGAAAAGCACCTAGCGCTCTATGACGAAATGGAAGCGCTGTTGCTCACCGACCCTCAGGAAATTAATGCGTCGTGTTGGGTGGGCGCAGCCCCGCCCGACATGATGCATTAATTTCCCTTGGACTTGTGTCAATAACTGTCATTTCAATTTTCAACTAACCAACAACGTAAAAATAAGGGCAAAACACTATGAGAATGGAAGGTTTAATTCTAGATGCTTCGGACATCGTTCAAGAAACCAAAACAGACCGTAATGGCGAACAAAAGCAAAACGGCAAGCTGCGTCTCATCACGACCAATCCAACAGACACCATTGAAGTGCGTGTGTCTCCTGAGCTTTGGGAAAACGGCAAGGCTGGCGAACTGCTCAAGCGCTGTGTGGGAAATCGCATGATGTTTGATGTGGAACACAAGAAATTCAGTTTTGGTAACGATGAGGGTAAACACGTCTCTATCGACGGTTTCCACCTCTACGCCCTACCTCAACTTAATGAAAAGTAAGGGCTAAATCATGACCGAGACGCAATTTGCAGAGCTAATGGCTCGACTCGATAACTTTCAGTTAATGGTGTTCTTAGGCATTTGCTTCTTGCTAGTTGCGCTCGGTTGGATAGTCGGAGGACAAAGATAAATGCTGTCATCAGAGTTCATGCTCGGCTGTTTCGCGACAGCCTTTATCCTTGGCTTCTCGATTGGCTTCCACATTCTCGGATTCAAGAAAGCGGCTGAGGTTTCAACTTCTTCATAAACCATAACATAGGAAATAAGACTATGGAAAAGCAAAGCAAAGTACGCGCAGCAATGGCTAAGGCTGGCGCAGTAGTAACAGCAAAACGTGCGGCATTTGGTGGTGCACTTCTTATGGCAGCATCTTCTGCGAATGCAGCACTGCCAGAAGTGGCAACACAAGCCTTTAGCACACTGGCAAGTTACGTCACTGAAATGCTCACCTCGACATGGGGCATCGCTGTGCCAATGACGGTTGGCTTCATCGGCATCAAGCTATTCAAGAAAGGTGCAAACAAAGCAACGTAATTCTAACGACTGCTTTATACACCCATTGGTCAACGCCTCCGAATGGGGGCGTTTTTTATGAGGATTATAAATGAGTATTAAACAAAGCATTGCGTCACTGGTTATTTTGCTGAGTGTTTCGTTTAGTGCTAGTGCTTATGTCATTGTTGACCGTGCGAGCACTAAGGACCCTTATTTCTTTACTGGTATTCAGGGGCTTGGTGCCAACAGTACAGCTGAGCTTAAACAAAACATTCTCGATATGGGTTGTTTTTCAACTAAGCATGCTAATGGTCCCGTTGATGCTTTCTCTTTTTCCGGTGACCGTATGAATTATCGTTATTGTAATACTGGTGCTCAGAGTAACGCTACTTTGTACTTTAAGGTGATTAGTTGTGGTGTGGGCGAGGAGTGGAATCCTGATACTGGCAAGTGTGAGGAGCCGCCTTCTCCGCCTTTCTGTAGTCGTCCTGACACGATAAGTCAGATGAACCAATTTGAGTCTTCTTGCCTTGCTGATGGTGGTTCTCCAACAATTATTTGTAACGACCAAGTTAGCCCTCCAGACCTTCGCATGTCTTGTGATGTTCCACCGCCCAAACCTGACCCTGACGAATGTACCCCCGATTCATCTGATTGGCCTGCATGTAAAGATCCAGAACCTGACGAATGTACACCTGACTCGCCGGACTGGGACCCTAGGTATGGTATGTGCTGTAGACCAGAAAACAACTGGTGTGACACACCTGAACCCGAATCTTGTGTTATTGGTGGTCCTAATTGGCCAGCTTGTGCCACTGATACTGATATCGACCCTCCAACGGGCGGTGATTTGGGCGACCCTGATAAACCAAGTGGTGGCGGTACTGGTAATCCTGACCCCGATAAACCTGAGCCTGATGTTGATAATACCAGTGATACCCTCGCTGCTATTAAATCCATGAATAGTGATTTGAATGCACAGCTAACTGGCATCAATAACGATATGAACAAGAATCAGGCGGAAACTAAGTCCGCTCTTGATGCGCTCAAGGCGTCGGTTGATTTGAATACCGATACCGTTGTCGATAATGCAAACCATGTAGCGAATGCGATTCAAGGTCAGTCCGATATGTTGTCTGATATTGGCAACAATACAAACCGTTTGCTGACTTCGGCGAACAACCAGTTAAGTAATGGTTTTGGTCAACTGTCTAGTGACCTTGGAGAGTTGCAGGAAACCAACCAGCAAGGCTTTGATGAGCTCTCGGATAAGCTAGACGATTTAAAACCATGTGTACCTACTCCTGAGAATAGATTCTGTGAAAACCCTCATGGACTGGATACTAACTTTGTTGGTGATGCATTAACTCAAGCGGATTCGATTGTTTCTGGTGCCTTAAGCTCGTATGAATCGACGGTTGTTGGTGCGGCAAATGATTTGCTCGAAAAGAATATTACGGCTGAATCTGAGGCGCATATTACCGCGGTTTCTGATTCATTCCTTAACTTGCTTCCACAACCTAGCGAATGTATGCGGCTTTCTTTGCCAACACTCAATGGTGGGAACGTTTCAATCTCTTGTGAGTTCTCTCATAAGTTAAAAATGATCCTCTCCATTCTGATTTACATCTACACGATTAAGACGCTTGTTGAAATCCTGCTGACTGAGGTCACACCTGTACCAAGTAACAAGCCAGGTTCAGGGAGATATTACTAATGATTCAGCTATTACCTATTGTTTCAGGCATTAGTGCGGCGTTGCGTTTACCTGCTTTGGTCGCGTTTATAGCACAAATAGCGACGACTCTGTTTGGTTGGTTCTTTATCGCCAAGGCGCGCAACGTCACGATTAACTTGGTGATTATTACCTTATTGATTGGGCTTACACTCGCGCTCACTCTTGCCATTTATACGCTTGCCACTGGGCTTTCTTACGTCACACCCCCGTTTTGGTCACAAGCGGCGGGCATGTTCATCCCAAATAACGCGATTCCTTGTGTGAGTGCGATTTATTCGGCACGTCTGCTGCGTTGGGTGTGGGAATGGAAGTTTTACGCGATTGTGAGGGCTGCGTAATGGCATCGGTCTACTTTGTTACGGGTAAGCTCGGCTCAGGCAAAACGCTAACGGCAGTCGGTAAGATTCGTGAGGCGTTTATGCGCGGTGTGCCTGTAGCGACAAACCTCGATATCAACTTGAAAGAAATGCTTGGACGCAACAAGCGCAACACTCGCCTTTATCGTCTGCCGGACAAGCCTCAGGTAGAAGATTTGATGGTGATTGGTTCGGCAAACAAGAGCTATGACACCAAAAAAGACGGCTTGATTGTCCTCGATGAGTGCGGAACGTGGTTTAACTCGCGCACATGGAACGATAAGAATCGACAAAAGTTAATTGATCACCTTTTGCATATTCGAAAGCTTGGATGGGATGTCATTTTCATCGTTCAAGACATTTCGATTGTTGATAAACAAGCGCGTCTCGCACTGGCTGAGCACACCGTGTTTTGTCGTCGTTTAGACCGTCTTCAAGTCCCTATCATCTCGACTGCGGTATCCGTTCTGACGCTCGGTCAACTCAAGTTGAAAATGCCCAAGTTGCACGTTGGCATTGTGAAGTATGGTGACAACGCGAACTCGCTCACTGTCGATAAATGGATGCTCTGGGGCACGGACTTATACAGCTCTTACGACACTAAGCAGATGTTTAGAAACAACTATGAGGACGGCGTTTATTCAGTATTGCCGCCCTACTATACCCACGGACGTTACACTGTCCCGTATACGTTGAGAAATATCATGCGCATTACGAAAATCTATCTCCGTAAATACTCTCGATTCAGTATATTTGCGGCAGGTGTCGCCGTCTCGTTTGCGGTGTTCACCTTAGTTGGCACGCCGAACATGTCGACGGAACCCGAAACGGCTCAAACGGCGGTGCCTCGCGAGTCATTGAGTGACTTGCTCGACGGCTATCGAATCGAATCGTCAATGAATCCCCCAAACGTTGCCCCGTCTTTTGTGCTGGTTAAGGACGATGTGCGTCTGTCGTCCTCGCAACTATACGCAAAGGGCTTTACGGCTCAATCTAACGGTTCTTGCTCCATTACGGTTAGCGGCAACGGTCAATCATTCAAAGTCATATGCTAG